TGGCAAGTTTGCAACGGTGGATGGTGATGTTAGGCTAATAAAACTTGAATAATGAAAGCAGTTATCTACAACATTTTTAAACTTGGTTACGATGGCATTGCCTATTCCATTTGTTGCGGAGTGCTATTCTCGTTTTTCCTACCCATCAAACATTTTTTGATTTTTACAATCTTTGTAGTTTTTGCAGACACAGTCACGGGAATCATGGCGGCAAGGAAAAGGGGAGAGCCGATAACGAGCAAAGGGCTTTATCGCACATCGCAAAAGGTGGTAACCTATTTCTGCGGTATAATGATTTTTCACGGGGCAAGTATTACTTTCCAACTTCCATCGCAAATAACCTATTCTGTAAGCTTCATCATTGCAGCCACTGAATTGTTTAGTATTTCGGAAAATATAAAGTCCATAACTGGAACAAATATTGGTACAATTATTCTTAGATTTTTCAGACGTTAAAACAAAATAAAATGGTACAAACTAATTTAAAGGATGCCCTTAAAAATGCAGATGGCATAAAGTCACCAATGGGTGACGTCGCTTGTTACTCAATGAATTTTGCGGAGCTTGCAAGTGAAATTAATGTTCATCTTGAGGGCAACAAGGTAAAATTTACTTGGAGAGAATATATCCAACTGGCTCAAATCATTTGGGACAAGATTAAAGAAACATCACGCGAATGTGCAGGAAAAGAGATAGAGGTAAAATTACCTGCAAAGCTATCATTGATAAGCGCAGCCTTTGCCCTTATTGGTTTTAAATTATAGGCGCAGAGAAGTCGCTACCTTAGTGCCAAGGGGAGTTGATTAATTTCTTCTCCCCTTAAAAATATAAAACATGAAAGCAAATGAATTTTTAATATGCCTTGATGCCGGGCATGGTGGCATGAGAAACGGAACGGGCCCAGAGAAATATGTTACCTATCCTTCAAAGTGCTACCAACATCGCACAGGCAAGTTTCATTCTTATGGATGGTTTTTTGAAGGAGTGTTTAATCGCTCTTTAGCTAACTATTTAGAGCAATACTTACTTGACTATGGCTTTAATGTTAAAAAGATATACGAGCCTATCAATGACACAACATTGAATAAACGCTGCCAACTTGCCAACTCCTACGCATCTGTAGCTAAACACTCTGTACTTGTTTCTATTCATGGCAATGCAGCCGCAGCAACAACTGCCAGAGGATGGGAGATATTTACATCACCTGGACAAACGAAAGCGGATCTGCTTGCAACTTGCATCGGGGAGCAGGTAAAGAGTAGTACACCAGGCTGGGTGCATAGAGCTGATTATTTAGATGGAGATTTGGATAGGGAGGCAAGGTTTACTATGCTTACCGGTGTATCCATGCCTGCGGTGTTGTCGGAGAATGGATTCTTTACCAATTATTCTGATGCTGGTTTAATGATTGATTTGTCTTGGCAGCAGAGTATTGCTAAAGCGCACGCAAAGGGCATCTTAGACTACGCTGTGCAGCAAGGTGTAGTGTGGGAATAAAAAAGGCGCAAGTATCTCTCTTGCGCCTCTTAAACACCTTAAACATCAACAAACACTAATTAACAACTATATCCTGCAATAACTTATTTAATAATCTAACGGCTGATTCTTTTACATCTTCTTTCTCGTTGTTTATTTTAACTACTTGCCATAACAAAGATACCATTCTTTCCGGATTCATATACTGGTAAAATTGTTTGTTTCTTTCATCTTTGGAATTGTAAAAAGATACAAGTGTTGATGCGGAGGATACGACATTATTTGTCTTAATTCCTTTTGGATACTTTGCTATCATAGCATCACAAAGTGCTATTTGCTTTTTATCCAGTCCATACGTTTTAGCAGCCATGTGTTCCAATTTTTAAAAGTGTAAGTTTAGTTTTCTCTTGTTTCATGCGATGTTCAATAATGCCCATAAACCATTTATCTTGTTTTCTCCGATCCTTCATTGATTCGGCTATGTATATTTGTTCAAGATTGTTAAGACGTTTTCTAATAACTTTTTCCTGTATCATTTGAAATATGCTTTTGATATTAACGCTAATTGAAATGCGTCAATTTCATCTTGTGATAATTTTTTGTTTCCAGTCACTTCAAGCTTCATTCCTTTAATTACGGACATGGCATAATCTAATGTCCATTTGCTTCCTTTATCCTGTGGTGATATTCCTTTTACTGTATGGCCGTACAACTCTAACCAATCTATTGTAAATCTACTGGCACCTTGGTTCATGCCGACATTTCGACTAATCTTTGTCCTTGCCTTGCCATCAACATACTTCCTAAATGTAATATTTTGTAGACTTGAATCTTCCACAACTACCTTTATATCAGTTGCCCAGGTCAAAGCATCCCTTGCCCAGTCGGCAAGTTTCTTGTACTTTCCAAAATAAACTTTATCCTCATCAATAATACAAACGGCAAATCCGTTAAGCCTCATAGATGGGTCAATGCCTACGAATTTTGCCATAGTTTATTTTTTTATTTAGAAAGTTACGTTTAAAATATTTGCTTACAAATTTTAGCAATCCAATATAGTCATAGTATTTATTTTTATACTTCCATAAACCTGCTACTGGATAGTATTCAAAGTTCTGTGTGCCGTAAGTCATAAACATAGTATTATCATAGGTTGTCCTACTGTAGCCATCCCACAAATTAATACCAGATAGTAAATCATAGGTGATAGTGTCAATTGTATAGCTTTCATCTGCCTCACTATAATAACATCTTTCTAATTGTTTATTTCCTATCTTTTCAAGGCTCATAGTGTTATAAGCAAAGAAATGATTGTTCTGTGCTGGTAAATAAGCAACTGTTAGCATAAAGCAAACGGCCATAGTAAACTTGATCGGCTGTGTGCTGGTAATGTTTGTTGTAGTCGTTTCTTTAACTAACCTTCTCCTCCTTGTCTTTGGCTCTTTTACTCCGATGCCGTATGCCTCTATGCCTTTCTCAATAAACTGTATTTCTAAAACATAGCCAAAGCAGATAATAGCACCAATGAAGAAAAACATAGCGTAAAACTCTGCACCAGTGCTTTGTCCTTGGATGCTAAACCATAACTCTAACAATGCAATTACTGTAGCAGCAGCAGCAACACGCGGAGGGTATTTACTGCGCTTGTCGGATGGATTAAGGAAATCAATAAAGACAACTGCAAATCTGCCAAACTGGAGCATTAGAGAGGCAGGAATGGATAGCAGCAGAGGAAGGGGAAGAAAGTACACATTAAGAGCTGCGGTAATAAGGTATGTTAAAATTATACCTGTAAAAATAATCTTTGGCATTGAGGAGGTAATGTCCTGGAATAGCCATTCAAAGTTCTGATTGTTAAAATTCTTTTTCATGTTTGTGATGTTTTAATAATTAATGATAGCAAATATACAAAGTATATTTATATATAATAATAAAATAAAAAAAAAGTGGGAAATAAATTACTTCCCACTACAAACCACTAATCACTCCTTTTGGAAAAGTTCTTCTCTGCGCTTGTGCATCTCATCTGCTGGCATAATAGTTAACTCTTTTGCGGTTGTTTCAATCCGTAGTTCTTTAAATCTTTCAATAGCCTCTGCCACATCATTAGCAGCTACACTTACAATTCCTTCTCTGTACTTTATTATAAAGCGCTTTGTTTTAACTTCCATTAGTACCATTTTTTTAAAGTGTCAACAATAAAATAAATGGCATAAGATAGTGTTATAATACCTCCAATGGCTACAATAATAACTGCAATGTCTTTGCCTAATTTCTGTTTTTCTTGTTCTGTTAGCATGGTTATCTGTTTAAATAGTTTTTACTTGCTACCGGATCTTTTCCCTGGTCTTTATACTTGGCATCTGCTTTGCTGGCATAGTCGGTGTACGGCATTTCGCTAATATCGTGATAGCAGATTTGGGCAATCTTCATTCCTGGGTAAATCTTTACTGGCTGTACACAAACAAGCTCCAAAGTCCAATGCCCTCTAAAATTTACATCTCCAAATCCTGCAGTCACATGAACAAATAAACCTAATCTTCCTAAACTCGATTTACCTTGTATAATTGGTACATGGCGAAGTGTCTCCGTATATTCTACAGTTGAGGCAAGGTATAGAATGTTAGGCTGCAAAATCATTCCTTCTTCTGGAATAATCATAGGAGCGTAGGCATTCTTCTTCCTGGTATCAAGAATATGATCAGTGTACATTAGCAAAGTATTGCTTAGTGTTAAGTCAACACTATTAGTACCAATGTTTGCCTCTATCAATGGCTCAATGACGATATTTTTTAAAGCTATTTCGTCAATGATTGTTTTGTCTGTTAAAATCATTTTATTTGTTTTTGTAAATCATTTAGTTCTGGATGAGTAAAATAAAACTCTGTCAACATTGCTGCATTGCACATCAAGTGTGCTGAGTGCAGTAGTCCACTTTCATTGTCTATCATTTCACCAAGTCGCATTGCTTCCAGGTGACGCATAGCGGAGGCAATGACAACAGAGAAGGGAAAGCCTTTCTCCCAGTTACCGGCAGGATACTTTTCTAAACCTTGTGTCCATACTTTGGCATATTCCCGTTGGGCAATGGCTGGGCAAAGGTCGTAGCGAAGTTTATTTTCATTGTGTCGCATAGCTTCTTTCATAGGTGAAATGCTTCTAAAGATAATATAAATTTATTTGTAAGTTTTAATTCATGCAGCATCTCCATGGCTATATACCTTGTTTCTGCCTGGGCATTTGCGTCAATGCGTAGTTTAAACATATTTATGTACGCGTAGAGCGATCCGGTCCAGATAAAGGTAGTATTTAAGTTTAACGGTAAAATAGTACGCGCTTGTTCCTTTGATACTCCAAGTTCTATTAACGTGTGATATGCTCTTTTAGCATGGTCAATCATTTGCTCCTCTATAAACTTTGCCTTCTCTGC